TGTATAAAATTTTTTATTAAGCATAAGCCTAATCATTTGTTTTTCTATCATTTATCTCCCTTCTTATTTTTTTTAGAAGTATAAACTTCATACCATGCTTTGCAATTATCACATTCGTACATACTAACTATCTCGTACTCTGAATCTTCGTTAACATCATCTGCATCAAAATCATTATTCCACCTAACCTCAGTGTCACAATAAAAACATTTCATTATATTCCCTTTCTATTACCATAAAGTTTTCTTGCTTTTATTTTTTGCTGTACATCTAGCTTTAATTTTTTACCTAATTTAAATAATTGATTTGCATATTCATGTGGCCAATACTTATATTTTCCATAGTCATCCTTGTCTAAAGATTTAACTTCTATCTTAATTAAATCTCTAAGTATACATTTTTCTTTAGTGTTTAATCTTGTTATACTCATCTTCTGTCTTTCGCTTTCTGCCATTCTAATTGTTCTTCTAATATGGCTGTTATCTTATCTAGTTTGCTTTGATCTCTTTGATCCCAAGTAGAAGTATTCATTTCAACAATATCATACTTCCAACTATTCCAATCATCAAGAATCTCTTGCATCATCTTTTGATCCATAAAACATTCTCCTTATTTCTTGTGTGTTGTAGTATTTTAAGTCATCTTCTAAAGGTTTAACTATTACGTTGTCAAATCCAGATGATCTTAAATCTTTTGCAATGTCATATGCTTTTGTTGTAGCATCTCTATCTAAACATATATATAAATTTTTATAAGGTCTAATGTGATCTTTGTGTGTTGATTTTAATTTAGTACCCATAAGTGCAATACCTGTAAGCACATTAGACACAGCACAAGCAGAAGTACAATCCTCTACAATTACAGCATCCTCACAGTTACCGCACTTAAAAGGTACATCCTTATTACCATACATATACCACTTTGGAAACTCGTTTTTATTTAGTGCTCTACCTACTGCACCAACTATTTTATGTGTATGATTATTCTTAATTAAAAATACAACTCTATTTTGTTGTACATCATATTTAATATCTGCTCTAGCCCAAGACCAAGACTCCCAACAGTTGTTATCTGATAACCAATGCATAGCATTGTTATTAGAATACAGTGATTGAAAGCTATCTGGGATTATAAACTCTTCGTAAACTTTTACGTTGTCAGTATTTTTTTGGAAAATTTTTTTTACATAGTGGATATCTTTTTCACCTTGCTGTCTTCCCTTGGCACTGCAAGACGCATGGAAACAGTACCAAGAGATTTTGTTATCGCTAGTATCTATGGAAAATGTATTTCTACCATTACAGAATGGACAATCCATTCTCTTCTGAACATCTTTATCTAAGGATAAACCTTTTACAACTTCTAATTGTTGCTTATAATTCAATAGGTATCTCCTCGTAAGTCATGAAGTATCTGTCTGTTGCATAAAAATCATTCTTCTCTATCTTCATAAGATTATGATTTAAGTACTCAGCTGTCTTCTGTTCTACTTCTTTTAGTGTTGGTTCTACGTTGAATGGTATCATCGCTGTTGCTTCTATTCCCAGACCTGCTATTCTTATTTTGTATTTTTTCATGATCAATTTCCTTATCAGAAAAGTTTTTATTTGTCAAATTATTTTTACGCATTTCTTGATAATATTTCGGGTGTCTCCATACAAACATCTTTTACCTCCACTTCGGACTCTGTCTCAATCCAAACTTTTGCACCACAAGATAGTGGTTTGTCTGGACTATAAATAACTTTAGCCATACCATGTATAATAACTTCATGTCCATACTGATTAGACTTAGATGTCTTAACAGTTATGACAGGATCTTTAGTGCCATGTTTAAGATTATGTCTTATCTTGTGTTGATTAACGTGTATTCTTTTTATCATCTTTTTTCTCCTTATCTTTTTTGTACCATGATGTGTCTCTGCCATTTGCTTTACACCATTCATAATGATTTTCTAAAATTCTTTTTAATATTTCACTAGCTGTAAGTCTCATGCACCTGCCCTTTCATATACTTTAATTGTAAATGGTTTAACCTCTTCTCTATGATCAAAGTCTCTGATAAACCAATCTATATCATCAACCATTTCAGCTGATGCTATCTCTAAGATATCGTCACCTACATGTAGTTCAGGTTCATACTCTACCTCTACTGAAACGTCTGAAGTTTTATATTCATCTTGCAAAGCTAGAGCAATAGGACAATTGCATTCATCCCCTGGTACTCCATTCGCTATATGTTTTTTTGTTACTTCTATAAATCTAATCATAGCTTTCCCTTTCTTTCTTTTCTAGATTTGTATGGTAAATCAAAATATTTATTTGTGTCATTACCTTTTTTACTTTTCCACATAACAAGAACATTCTTCTCTGGTTCTCCATTATATTTTTTTAGGGCTTTCTTTAAACTTCTAGCTTCAACTTGTTGCCCTTCTCTGTTGTCGTTTAGAAATGTATATACTTTCATATTACTCCTTATGGTTAAATGGTGGGATGAACGTCTGCCCACCTCAGACAGCACACATAATTTTATACTGTAGAAGCTATACAGTGCAGGCCTTTAGCTGTAAGACTTAGTACATTACTTACATACAGGTTCTAGCTTACCTATTCCACGTCTGGAATTCTTAAATTTTATTTATTAAACTCTTTTAACACATCTTCATCCCATATGTCAATTGAATATGCCTTATCTTTTATATAAAAAGTAAACTGACATCCAGTACCATTGAGATATGTCTCGTGTTCAAATGCTTTACCACCAGATTCTTTTTCAATAGTAGAGGATATCTTATGTGCTAACTCACTTACTGTCATTATGCTACCCCCAATTCTTCTAATATGTCTGCTTGTTGCTGAGTTAACTCAGTTTCTGAGGTAACTTCTATTGCGTTCTGCATAAAGTCATCCCAAAAAACATTTGTTTTTAATTCATTCTTTTCAGACAAGCCCCAGAATTTCTTACAGTATTGGTACTCTGTCATTTGCTTATCAAAAATATAACTAGCTGAATGTTCATAGTCTCCTATAACACAATTAAATTTTACTAAATATTTTTTACTCATTGTTTTCCTCCCATGTTCCACCAGTATATTCTTCATACCATTTATCAAATGATTCGTCTCCACCTAGTGGTCTTTTGTATTTTTCACATTCTTTTTCATACCATTGTCTTAACTCTTTATAGTTTTTTAAGACATTTGCTTTTGCTTCTTCTTTATTATTCCAAGTATAAGAATCAAGCATATCTTTTTTTATACTGTGATCATAACAATTACTCATGTTTATCTCTATCCTTTTTTTCACAGTATTCAGTTAAAAAAGTATCAACAGATGAAGCTGTGTCATCATCTATATCTGTAATGGTATCTGTATACCAAGTTCCATCTGGCCTTTCCATCGTTGCGACTATCGCCCAACCTGTACATTTATGTTTCATTCATCCTCCTCATCTTCTATTGGATCAATCCAATACACTATACCACCTTCAACAACATAATCTGAACCACATTTTTTAGCATGCTCTAACTCGTGGTCTTCGTATGTTGATAGGTAACCCCAATTAGTATGACCATATTTTTCTCTACAATAATCATCTATTCTTTCTGAACTATCACTTGACATATTAATGCTCCTTGTAACTTACTTGTTTAACTTTACGATCCCAACAAGCACGACAATCTTTACATTGTCCATCTTGCTTGTACGCAGGACACTCTCTACCTTTGTGTCGTTTGTCTTTGTGCACACCAGATGTCCACTTCCAGAACTTAGGTATAGCCCCATCAACTTTAATAGCTGACACACGCAAACATAAATTCTTTGGTACATCTTTCTCATCAACTTTATCTACAATAGAATATTCTCTTGTAGCTATCCAGTGTTTGATGTGAGGTGTATTCTCACAAACTTCAAAGATCTTCATTAGATGTGAGTAAGATTGTATATCTCCAGAGTCAAACCATCTGTGGTAAAGCCTTGATTTTGTTAGGTTTTTATACTTCTGTGTGATTAGCTCTGACATATAATCTACCCACTCATCCATTTCTATAGCATCATATCTTTTTTGATACATAGCATTAACAACAGGCATTTTATAAAAGCCCTTGTCTGCATAACATTTGTTACAGATAGTGCCAGGTATCTTTGCTAACTTCATACCTGTCTTACAATACTCTGTAGGTATACCCCAAGAATACGAAGGCATCTTAGTAGTGTTAGATAGTGTACCTATCTTATTTTCTATTTGTTTTAGTCTTGATGTCATTTAAACATCTCCTTTCCTATTATAATAATAAACATAGCGAGTAGCATTTGCGACTCCATTGGTAAGTCTAATATTAATTCTATCATAAATTATAAATTAACACATAAAGTGTGGCGTTGCAACCTTAGTATAAGTTGCAAAGGTTTTTTCATTAACGTAATATATTCTGTAAGCTGTAATATAATCATAATGCTTACATTTATCTGGCATACATAAAGGTGGCGGTGTAAATTCTGTGTTCCAACTCTGCCAACTTGTATATTTATTGTGAAGTAAATCAGATATATATTTTGTGCTGTGTTCTTTTTCGTATCTAAATTTGTATTGATATAATAATTCATCTAATAATTCTAATGACCATTGAAAGTTATTACCTC